ATTCAGATGATAATTCAGATGATAATTCAGATAATTCAGATGATTCAGATAATTCAGATAATTCAGATAATTCAGATAATTCAGATAATTCAGAAGATTCAGATAATTCAGAAGATTCAGATGATTCAGATAATTCAGATAATTCAGATAATTCAGAAGATTCAGAAGATTCAGATGATTCAGATAATTCAGATAATTCAGATAATTCAGATAATTCAGATAATTCAGATAATTCAGATGATTCAGAAGATTCAGATAATTCAGATAATTCAGATAATTCAGATGATTCAGATGATTCAGAAGATTCAGATAATTCAGATAATTCAGAAGAAATAGGTTCCGAAGATTCAGAAGATGAAGATGATTCACAGGATGCTGGAAAAGAAGAGCAAGAAGATAATTTCGGTAAAGATGATACAGATGATACAGGTAAAGAATCTGGTGGTAAAGACGATCAAGATATATTGAATGAAACTTTTGATGATATTGAAGACTTTGATTCTTTAAAAGACAAAATGAATGATCTCACAGAACAAGATGAAATTAATAGTGCAAGAAATTTCAGAGAACAATTAAATACAGATAGTTTCGATAAAGAATTATTTGATAAATTAAATTCCTCTACAGTTCCTTGTGTAACTTTCAATCTTACTGAATATGATAAATTTGGCCCAAAATTAACTGGATTGACCAAGGGTGGTTATGAAAAAATCATTAGAGAACACACAAAAGAAGTAAACAAAGCTATTAATCTTTTAAAAAGAAAATATCAAGCTAAGATTACTAAAAGAAATGTTTTCAACTTAAATGATGGTAATATAAACTCTGAACAAGTTTATAACTTGGCCGTTAAAAATAATAAAGATTTTAAAATCTTTTTTGATATACAAAAGAAAAGCAATGTAGACGCAGAAGCTATTTTATTGTTTGATATGAGTGGTTCTATGAATCAAAAAAGATTATATCACGCTACAATAACTTCAATGTGCATATTTTCTCACATACTAGAAACAATTGGTATTAGATATAGTGTTTATGGATTCTCTTCTAGAACACATCTTAAACTACCAAAAGTAAAAAGATTTAAAGATTCTGACGGTAGTAAATTTGTGGAAGGAGACTATTGTATAACTAGAACAAAACGTCCAGATGGTAGTGATACAGTTTATATAAAAGCTATAACTCCTGATGCCGGTTCTATTCTTTGTTTCAAAAGTGCAGATAGTTCATTTGAATCATTCAAATATCTTATGAATACTTTCATCAAACATAAAACTATAATATATCATTATTATGGAATGACACCAGAATTTCAAGCAGTTGTTAAGATAAAAGAAATTTTTCAAAAAAAATTGAAATATGTAAAAAACAAATTTATGTTTATGTTTAATGATGGAGCATACGATCCGATAAACTTTGCTACAATCTTAAAAAGAATGAATTTTACTGATGAGCAAAATTCAAACATAAATAGTAAAATCTCAAATAATGCTAGAGAAGACATGAAAAAGAATGGTATTGTTCATACCCGCCATCAACAAGAAAGTGAGATTTATTATTGGTTTGTAGAAATGATGCGAAAAGAAATGAATTTTAATTTTGCTTGTTTCGGTATTAATTCTACTGCTGGACAAAATTATATGAAAAAAGAAAACTTTCAGTTAATAAATACTAAATCAATAAGTATGAATTTAGCAGATAAAATTGCCAGTCTATTATAGACTGGCTTTTTTTTACTCTTGACAGTAATTAAAAAAAATGGTATAATAGTAGTATAAGGAAAAAGAAATGACATTAAAAAAAATAAATGAAGACTCTAGATTCCAACTAGAAAAAGTTAGCAATAAACAATATAAAGCAACTACAGAAGTAAACGAACTAATCTTTAAATTCAATGGAACTATTAAGTCTCTTTATACTGTTTTAAAAGATGGAAACTTTGAACTTGAAACTTTAAAACAGTATGAAGAATACACCGAAATTTCAAATACAGATTTATCGGATTTAGTAGCTAAAGAAGGAAAGGTAGAAACTTTTACAACAGGAGTTGAAGAAACAAAAAAAGTTTTTATTCCTGAAATCGGTACAAGCTTTGAAGATTATTATTTTCCAGTATGGAGAAATTCATTTGCTAGAAGAATCAACCTAGGTAAGAATATTTATATTTCTGGGCCTGCTGGTTCTGGTAAATCAGAAATGATTATGAAGTTAGCAAAAATGTCCGATCAAAAATTTGTTCGTATTAATATGCACAGCGGAATGGCAACGGCTGATTTAATCGGTAGAATGTTAGTCCAAGCAAATCCAGAAAACGGAACTGCTGAAACAGTTTTTAAATATGGATATATTCCTACTGCTATGTTAAAAGGTTGGTGGGTAATTCTTGACGAGATTGATTCTGCGGAAGCAACTACTCTTTTTAGATTACAACCTATACTTGAAGGAAATCCATTAGTGGTCAACGAAAATGAAGGTGAAGTAATAACACCACATGAAAATTTTAGAATCTTTACTACAGGTAACACTAAAGGTAGAGGTGATGAAGAAAATTCATACATTGGTACAAATTTTATGAATGCTTCTTTTCTTGATAGATTCTCATTGTTTGAAATGGAATACACATCTAAAGAAATTGATATTGTTAATAACATCTTACAAGATAAAGAATTATCTGAAAAAATTGTTCAAGTGTTCAAGCTTTTTCGTGATGCTATAGATCAAGGTCAATTGGCAAACTCGGTCTTCTCTACTAGACGTTTAAAAACAGTAGCAGAAGTTTTAAAATCCGGTGATACTCTAAAAGAAGCTTTTGAATATGAAGTGATTGGTAGATATACAAAAGATGAACAAAAACTTTTGATGGAATTACTTAAAGATGTTTTCGATAGTTCACATTATCTAACAAAAAAGTGGACGTTAGGAATGGATCATCCAGTACCAACCGTACCAACCGCACCAATAGTTCCAAAAGTTCCAGATGGTAATGGAGTTTATAGCTCCGGCACAACAGCTCCACCAGTGTTGTCATAAGATAAAAAGAGACTCGAAAGAGTCTCTTTTTTTTTGTACTTATTTATATAATAACTTATAAAATATAATGTATGACAGAAAAAGAAATGCAAGCAAAGTATGGTTTTTTCATTATTGAAAAAAGAATATACGAAGATGATGTAGAAGAAATTGGATTGTTTTTTATTCAACAAGTAATTAAAGAGATTGCAATGAATAATTTATTAAAATATTTAGACAGACCTATTGTAATGCGTAATGCTATAAAATCATATAAAAAATTTATTAAAGGACATACGGAGAATTAAAGAATTGGAAAAAGAACCTTGGGGATACTCAACAAGAATAAAAATAACAGATTGTGATAAAGATTTGCTCACAGATATAGAGTATTGTAAAAAATATTTGACAGACGTAGTGCGACATATAGATATGACTCCATTTGGTGATCCAATTGTAGTTCACTTTGGAAAAGATCCTAAAGTTTCCGGACTATCTGGATTCCAGTTGCTTGAAGAAAGTAATATTGCTTTTCACTTTACAGATGGTGGAGAAACAGGTATGACTTTTGATGCTTATATAGATGTATTCTCATGTAAGCTATATGATAGTGATGAAGTAGCAAATTATTCTGCAACATACTTTGGTGGAAAAGTAGAGTACTCTAGATTCGAGGAAAGATAAATGCCCATTATAGATTATCAATATGAATGTCCAGGTTGTGGAGACAAAGGAGAAACTTCTCAGTGTTTAAAATTTGCTGAAGTTTCTGATAATATTCCTGTAAGATGTAACAAATGTGGTCTCAAACAACCAGGAAAAAGAGTTTGGGATTCTGCTCCAGCAGTTCACTATAAAGGTACAGGGTTTTTTGTAAACGATTATCCTAAAGATAAAAAGTAAAAAAATAAAAATTTTTCATAGATATATGCTAAATATAAACTATGAAAAGTTTTGAAGAATATTACCAAGAAGTTTTTTTTAGAAAGTGGAGTCCTGCGGAAAGATTACATAAGAAGAAAGCTTCTAAAAGAAATAGAAGAGGAACAAACTTTAAAACACTAAAACCAAAGAAAGGTTTTAAAAGAATCAAAATGGCTGGTACTAATCAATTCATTAGAGTTAGATTATCTACTACCGAAAAAAGAACAAAAAAAGTCGTAGCTGCAAAATTAGGAAAGAAAACTTTTTAAAACATAATATATAATATATTATGCAAAAAAGAAATCGAAATAGTTTAGAGTCTCCTTTTAATCCTTTTATGATTAAAAGGATCGAATTAGAGATACCTCATAAAGATGAAACGGGTGTCACAAAAATATTCAAATATAAAACGTGGACTATTATTCATAAAAAAAGTGGTAAGCCTCTTGTTTATGGAAAATTTAGTGATCTATTACCAAAATTAGAACCACTTAGAATTCTTGGTGCAAATATTCTTGTGTCCAATGAATCAACTACACCAAGACGTTCAGCTAATATTACAACTGAAGTTGAAGCTATTGTAGAAGAAGAAACACAACAACCTACATGATTGAATCATCTATCATCTATAATGGTGAAATAGACAATGGAGATCCTTATTATGAATTAATGAGAACTCTAATAGAAAACAAAGAGAAAGCAGATGTGATTAATTTATACTTAAATTCAACTGGTGGTGACTTCTCTTTGGGGATGGCCCTTATAGATGCAATGAATTTGTGTAAAAAAAATGGAGTAACTATTAAAACAATAGCTATTGGTAAAGTTCAAAGTATTGCTTTTCTTATATTTGCAAATGGCAAAAAAAGATATTCTTTTGAACATGCAGATTTTATGCTACACTCACCATCATTACAATTCAGCAATGATCTTTTAAATACATCACAATTGATAAGAGTTAGTAAATATATGCAAATCAATTGTGAAGCTGTTGAAAAATGTTTGAGAGAAACTGTGAATAAAACCAATTGGAAAGCCTTCCAGAAAGAGTATATAGATGTTTCTGGCGATCATTATATGTCTGCTTCTACTTTAAAATTTTATGGAGTAGTAGATAAAATTATAGAAAAATGGGATGATATAAAATGAAAGAAGAATTAAAACAAGTTAATCCTAACAGTATAATCATTTTTGATTCTTATGATAAAACTTTGCTTGATGATACTATTGATAGTGTTACAAGTTATTTAAGCAACTTTATTCTTAAAAAATTCCAAGCAGATAAAAAAAATTTCTATGAATCTACATTTAGTTTTTTTGAAAAGTTAATAGATAAAAATTATATAGTTAAAGAAAGTTTTTATACACCTTTTGTTGAATCTATGCTTGGTAGATCATACTCTATCACATCATCTGATCTTAGAAAACTAGAACGCATTCAGTTATTTTATTTTTTTATTGAAGCAAAAAAACCAAAGACTATAAAAGAAATTCAAAAATGGGATTTATATAATTATTCTTTTCATAAATCTAACTTACCTATTAAAATAAAAATAGATTTGAATAACTATGAAAAATCCTTAATTGATTTTAAAGAACAGTATGTTCAATATATAATTAAAGTTAATCCTTATCTGATTGTGTCTCAGTCTTAGTTCCAATAAATTTACTTACAATCAAATCTCTAAGTTCCTTATCCATTATTGAATCCTTTAATATAATTTCAGTAAGAACTTTTTTAAAAGAAGTAAAAATAGTATCTTTAGAACTATATACATAATCAGCATCAACACCATCTAATTTCTTTTTAATTTTATTTGTATATTTATTGATTTGTATTTTTTTTGCAGCGTACTCAGTTTCACTTAATTCTTTACTCAGTTTAACAAATAATTCATCAAGTCTTTTAAACTGGCTACCAGGAGAAAACTGATCTACAAGCATTTTAGTTACCGTCTTACGAATTATAGCATCTTTATCGTATTCAGTACCTATTGAACCAAGAGTGGTTTTTAAATATTTTATTTTAGCATTATTTGACATCGTCTTCAGCATTATAAATCTCACTGTAGTTCTTGAATTATAAAAAGCATAAAAATCTTTTTGAGTAGTCATCATAGAGGCCCAAACTGTTTTAGCATCTTCGGACGCATCTTTTCTAGATGCTATTGCTTTTAATTTATATGCTACAGCTAAATAACATTTTTTTCCTATACCCATGCTTTTTAAAATTTCAGGTAATCCTAGTGGAAAGTGAACTCTATTAGCAGTCGTTTCGACTTCAAAATAAATACCATCCAATCTTTTTGAATCGAAAGAAGAAAGATTGAAAAACTTTTTTGCTTTTTTAAATAAATCATTTACAAACTTTTCTTGTTTTGGGTCTGCATACTCTAATTTAAAACTTTTTTCTAATTCTACATTTGTAACATATTCAATTATCTCTATTCTTTTAGAATATTGGATATCATTATTATCTTCTATAAGATTTTCATACAATTTTATAAACTTTTTAGGTAAAACTTTGTTTAAATCTAAAATAGCTTCCTCATCTCCTAAACTCACCGGAATTTTTTTAGGGTCGAGATTTTTTACAGCTAAAACTAAATCTTCTTTGATATCTTCCAAAGCTCCAAGAAATTCTTCTTGTAAAGCTTTAAAAACTAAATCTTTTTTACCGTCTCTCTTGACTTCTTTGCCAGTGATTCGTTTAGCAAGTTTACCAGCTAATTTGCTATCGCTTTTTTTTGTAGCATGGTATAATTCACCTGCTGGTATAGGAGCTTCAAAATAATCTCTAAACTTTTTCACTTTGCTTGAATCCTTTCAGATCACTCAATGCTTTTGTAAAAGTTCCTTTCTTAGGTTTAGCAGTTTGTACTGGAACTAAGCCTTGTTTTAGTTGTTCATATTGTGAATCAGTAATCCCGTTATCTTTTATGAATTGAAAAAAATCTGGATAGTCCTCTTGTGATATTGTAATGTTTCTTTTCGGATCACTTATTCTAATACTTGTCTTACCATCTTTAGCTTTAAGAAGAACATGAGTAAGTCTAATCATTGCAAGCCATCTTTTAGTAGCCTCAATAGTTACATATACATCATTCGATGCTGTATGCCAATCTAAGTTTTTAGCAATAGCACCAAGTTTACCAAGCGATACTGAAGATTTAGGGTTATCAAAAATCTTATTCCATTTTTTAGAATCAATACCAGATGTTTCTTTAATCTTTTCATAAAACTTTTTCAAAATTTGTTGTCTTTTTTTATCGCCTTTTACAAATTTTTTAAATACTTCTTGAGTATCCATAGAATCACCAAAAGTATCTTCGACTTTTTCTTTACCTTTTCTAGTAGTATAACCTTTAGTTCTTCTTTTTAATTCTGCTTTGATAGCCGTAAGAGATTTAGATTTCTTTTGATCGAATTTTTTAATGTTTCTAAAAATTTCAGCATTTCTATCTAGCAATTCACCAGTAACCATACCTTGATCGTAAGAAAGATTTTGAGCAACAACCACAACCTTTTTATCTTTATTATCTGATTTAACTTTTTTTACAAAACTTATGAAAGCATCAACAATTTCACTTTCTGTTTTCTTTCTTTCTACTTTATAACCTTCACCAAGTTTTGATTTATCCCAACTCTCAATTCTTTTAAAGTCATCTTTTTTAGCTTTAGTCATATCCATAAGACCTTCAATTTCAAAAGAAGATTTCAGTAGATAAGCAATTTTATTAATATCTATTTGTTTTTTATTTGTGAGAATTGTTGCTAAAGATTCTTTAAAACCTGGCATATTAAATTTAAAGCCATCTTTGTTTGCTTTATAGGCTTCTTTAATTTTCCCCATTTGAACAGTTGTAATATCTGGATATTTTTTAGTGATATTGTTTTTTAATTTAGTCGGGTTTTTTTGATACTTTAATTTATCTAATTCCATTTTAAGATGGAGTGTCCCATCTGGTATAACTTTGAAATCGTTATCGTAAGCTGTGGCAGCTAACTCATATATTTGATCTCTCTCAGTTGTCATACCATTATCTTTTACAGAAGTTTTTTGAGTTAATCCTGTTGTTTCAGTATCAAAAACTACAAAAATAGTATCTGCATAATTATCTATTTTTGAGTCATTTGTAAAAGGATTTACATTATCTTTTACATATCCAAGAATATCTTGGATTCTTATTGACTTAGTTATTTGATTAAAAATACCATCAAATTGTTTCGATATTTTTTTCAAGTTACTAAATTTTTCTTTCGTCATGCCTTCTGGCATCTTTAATTCATTATAAATTTTCAGGTAGGTTTCAAAATTGCTCATAGAATATATTTATGAAAAAACGTCAAATTTCATCAAAAATAATTTTATTTAGAATTAAAAATACAAAAAACTATATAATAAGACATGGCCAAACATATATGTACAGACTCATGCGATCAGAAAAAACATTTTTATCTATTCATAATCACTCTATATTCTCAGCAAGAGATTGTCTAAATCACATACCGGCTTTATATGATAAAGCTGCTGAGAATAATTTTGAAGTAGTAATTACAGATCATGGAAACATGGGATCTGTAGTTCAAGCATTTGAAGAGGCTAAAAAAAGAGGAAAGAAATTTATAGCAGGATGTGAATTTTATGTTTCTTCAAATAGAGATAGATTTTTTGAAGTAAAAAATAGATTAGAAACTTTAAAAAAAATACCAGCTTCTAGTTATTCTAAAGGTGAGAAAGCTAAAGCAGATCAAGAAGTAAGATTACTTAACTTTGAATTTGATGCATTGGGGAAGTATGGTCATTTAGTAGCTATTGCTAAAAACATTGATGGCTATCACGAGCTTCTAGAAATACATAATAAAGCATTTACAGATTACTTTTATAAAAAACCTCTAACTGATTATAAAGATTATTTTAAAACACAAAGAAATAAAGATGGAAGTAGAAATATTATTCTTACTTCAGCATGTCTAGCCAATCAAATTAATCAATTCATTATGAAGGATAAACTGGATAAAGCAGATGACTTTGTTCAGATGTTAAAAGAAGAATATCAAGATGATTTTTATATTGAATTACAAGCGAATGATATGGACATTCAAAAAAAGTGTAATATAAATTTAATTAAGTTAGCCCGAAAACATGACATACAAATGTGTATAGCCAATGATGCCCATTACACTTCCATAGACGATTCAGAAGCTCATCAGATTCTCTTATTATTACAAGGTGGCAATAAGATTGAAGATAGAGATAAAATGGTTTGGCAGATTACATACGAAACAAAGAAAGGGGAAACTCGTAGAAAAAAAGTAGAAGATGAAGGTGACTTTTTTGGAATTCCTATAGAGTCTATACAAGTTGGCGATTATATTTATAAAAAAGACAAAGGTGATTTTAAAAAATACGATAAAGAAATAAAGAAAATGGAGAAAGTCCCAAAAGCTTGGGTTATCGAAGCAGAAAATTTAACATTTTGTACAGAAGATGAAATGATTGAGAAAACTAAAACTCATGAAGAGTTAAAAGATATAGTAGATGAATTGCTTGATACAAATAAAAAGATTTTAGAAAAGATAGAGAATTATGATTTAGATGTTTCTAATAAACTACCTAGATTTGAAAATGAAAATATAACACTCAAAAAACTTTGTGCAGAAAAATTGATAAAAAGAAAGTTAAATAAAAAACCAGAATATGTAGCAAGACTTAAAAAAGAATTAAACATTATTACAACGGCTGGATTCTCTTCTTACTTTTTAATACTTGAAGATATTTATAGATTTGTACATGAAAACAATAGACCTAGAGGAATCAGTAGAGGTTCAGCAGGTAGCAGTTTAGTTGCTTATTTGCTTAATATTACTTTGATTGATCCTATAGAATATAATTTTCCATTTGAAAGATTTTTAAATTTAGAAAGAACTGGATTAGATTTGATTACAGTTGAAGCTGAAAATGGTATGCGATTTAACTATCTTCAATCTCAACTTATAAAAGTTGAGAGAGATGGAAAAGAGATAGAAATTACAGCCGATAAACTTACAGAAGATGATACAATGATTGTTGATAAAGTATTTTAAAACTCACAGAACAACACATTTGAGTTTGTTAATGTTATTAAACCTTTAGGTTGTTTTTTTAATTTTTTTTGAAACTTAGATATGTTGTTTGATAGTTTAGTGCGATATGTCTCGTATGATTTTTTAGTTAATTTTTTTTGCGTGTATTGAAAGTTGACTTGTCTAAAATTGCCTTCAACTATATCTATAGAGTCTTTTACTTCTAAGTTTAAATTGATTTCCGGATCACCCGATAAAATCATAAAAAGTTCTAATCGTTCATTCTCTGTATTCTTTTTCATATAGTATATTATATGAATAAATGTTAGAAAATACTTTTTTTTTTAGATACAATAAATTATATGAAATTGAAAGTAAAAAAAATAACTATTGAAAAATCTGTAGCAAGCCCTCCCGATATTGATGGTGACTTTTTTAATAGAGAAGAAATTGTAAAATATCTTATAAAAAAATATGGACAAAATCACGTAGCAATGGTTGGAACTGTAACTAAATATTCACCTAAAAATGCGATACAAGATATAGCTACAGTGTTTTCAATTCCTCCTTCCGAATCAACGGCAATCACCAAGGTTTACAATTCAGAATTATCTATTGAAGAAAACATGGTCAACGTACCTAGTATAAAAGCATTCTTTAAAAAATATCCAATGGTAAAAGATTTAATTCCAAAATTTATAGATACTATACGAGGCTTTGGTATTCATGCTGGAGGAGTTGTTCTTACAGATGTTAAGTATCCTATGAATAAATTCTTTGCACTTCAAAGAACTCAAGAAGATAGTAAGATTGCTACTTTTTGGGCCAAAGAAGAAGTAGAAAGAATGGGCGGGATCAAGATGGATATTCTTGGTTTAAATTGTTGCGGTCAAATTCACTATGTTAAAAACTTAGTTGGTTTGGATCCATATGAAATACATCCACTACAAGATGAAGTTTTTAGAAAAATTGTACTTACAAATAAACATAAAAACATTTTTCAATTTGATTCAAACATTGGTGGTATGGCTTTTAGTGAAATTAAGCCAATGAATCTTGAAGATTTATCTGCGGCTTCTGGTATCATTCGAGTATTAGGAACAGATGAAGGTAGAAAAGCATTTGAAATGTTTAAAGAAAATATTTCTGAGTTTCAAACTAATGGTACAGATATTACTAAACTAAAAATAAAAAGCGAAGTTGTTGATCCTTATAATAGAATTGTATGTGAGAAAGTTTTGAAAAATACTTATGGTGTTTTAGTTTATCAAGAACAACTTATAAATCTTGTTATATATCTTTCAAAAGGTAAAAGAACATTTCAAGAGGGAAGTAATCTTAGAAAAGCATTAGAAAAAAAGATTTTCGATAAGTATGGAACTATTGATAAATTGCAAGGTAACAAAGAGGCTCTTAAAAAATGGCATACTGATATTATGGCTTTATTTGAAGTAAATCTTTTGCCATTTATTGGTAAAGATGGATGGGATTCAAAAGATCAAACTATTCAAGATTTTTTAAACTTTAGATTAGACGAAGATAATAGACTACCAATTCCAGATAAAGGTATTTTAAACTGGTTCATTGTTTCTAGTGCTTATTTGTTCTCTATTATTCACTCTAAAGCATATTCACTTATGGGTTATGAACAGATGTATCAAAAATATTATTATCCAAAACAATTTTGGTTATCTGCTTTGATACATGCGAAGAAAGAACAAGTAAACGAATATATATTGGCAGCTAGAAGTGAAAGCAAAATAAAATTTCTTGCACCCTCCTATAAAGATTCAAGTGCTAGTTTCACCATGGAAAAAGATAATATCCGATATGGATTATCTTTTGTTAAAGGATGTGATAAAGCCGCAGATGATATAGAACTAGAAAGAGAGAATAGTGGTCAATTTAAAGATTTAAAAGATTTTTGTTCTAGAATGTATTTATATGTTTCTATGAAGAAAAACGTATGGGAGAATCTTTTATTTGCTGGTGCATTCTTTGAAAAACCGGTTCGTGACGAAGAAGGGATTTTTGACTATAAATATTTGAAAGATATTATAAAAGTAATTGATACTGAGACTGATGCTAAGTTGGCTTATGCTCTCGATGAATCAGAAGATTCTTTTGCAAAAAAAGAATTTGATATGTTGAATACAAATATTACTTTTGTTCACCCTCTGCTACAAGATGCTCATTTATATAATCCATTAGATTCTATTACAGAAGGTATGACTGGTAGATGTATGCTGAAAGTTGAATCCACAAAAGAAAAGAAAAGTAAAAATGGTAATATGTACAAACATTTAAAGGTTACCTGTATGAATTCATTTGAGACTACTTTTATTTTCTGTTTTGATTTGACAATAAATTTTAAAAAAGGAGAAATTTACATACTACCAATTAAGAATAATAACGGATTTATTTCTGTAGATATTTATAATAAAAGATAAATATATGGTATATGAGAAACTTTGAATATTATTACGAAAAAACTAAACAAATTAAAAAGCCAATTAAAAAAAGATCAGCTGTACATGAATTGGTTTTTTCTGAAAAAGCTGGATTGAAAATAATATTAAAATATCTAGATAAGAGGCAGAATTTAGAAAACTTTGATGGTCTTATGGTTTTTATTAGAAAGTTTTTTGTTTTTATGAAAAAGATGACTGGTAAATATCCACAGTTTGATGAAATCTATATAGCTGAAAATAGAGTGTTGTCAAAATTAAATGTAAAAGGTTATAATAAATCTGGTAACTGGATTACTCTTAATGACTTCAAAAAAATAAACTATTGGACTCTTTTTCATGAAATGATTCACATATACAATGTCGATACCTACACAGGATTCATTGCTGAAGGGTTGGCAGACTTTCTATCGTACTTATTTATTTCTAGTAGTAATTTTGCCGCCGCACAGAGCCAAGTCAAAGGGGAGTTAGCACAAATAACTTCTGCTTTCTCGAAGATCAAAAATGATTATCCTCTATATGATTCTATGAAAAAAGACTACAATAAAAATGTAGATATAGGCGCAGATAGTAGTCAAACTTATGCAAAGTCATTTTTATTTTGGAAGATGATACATGACAAGTTAGGCTTAGAACCAGTAAAAGAAGCCTTCCGAAAATCACTTAAAAACAAAAAACTCAATGCTGTGAACGTAAAGAATATAATCAAAAAATATACAAAAGAGCCTATGAATTATATGAAAGGTTGGATTGTAAACGGCGAATATCAAATTTTTCCAGAATTAAAATTATAATTTTTTCATTCTTTTTGTAAATATAATCAAAGAGGATTTATGTCGTTTCTACAAGACTTTAAAAAATTAAATGAAGATGCAGATTTTCGACCAAGTGGATTGGCTGAAAATCATTTAAGAGGCAGAATAAACCCTCTTGAATCTATTAAAAAAATCCCTGATCCTTCAAGAGAAGAGAATATAGGTGAAAAAGTTGATATAACATCTAAGATGCAAAAAAAATATAGAATAGCTTTGAAACCTATAGTAAAAAAATTCTTAGATAATATAAGTAAGTATAGAAATGATAGTAAAGATTTTGATATTAATAAATTAAATAGTGAAACATTTCCTATTTATTTTGTAAAAGACTATAAAACTAATGGTGCAGAAACTCCTAGTACAATACCTATTAGAAAAGAATCGCCACAGATTCTCACTATATATGGTCCAGTTGTATCTAAGACTATTGTAGATTTTAATAAAATAGAAGTTGATAAAAGTAAATTAGAAATTAAAGAAAAAAAGATTATTATAGGTCATGGTGGATTGAACAGTGGAACTTTCAAATTAGAAGTATTGGTAGTTATAGAATGAAAAAGTTTGTAGAAGAAATAAAAAGCTATGAAGAAAAAGCACATGAATATATTGTGTCTCCATCAACAGCTCTAAGATATAAAAACAATACAAAACAAAAATTTAGAGATGCACTAGATTATCATCTTAGAAATATAAAAGGTGTTACGGCTGTACCTGAAAAAGTATTGAGACAGATTGAATACGAAGTTTTAAAATCTAAACCTATTGAGATAGATTTAGATAGCGATACTGTGAAGATGATTATCTCACAACACATTCACAAGTTAAAGACTATAGAAAAAAAAAAATTTAACGAAGACTTAGATATTTCTGAAGTAAAAGTTAATATGAAAAATCAAGAAAAGATTAAACCCGTCAATTATCATGGCTTTTCTACAGACATTTCTAGTTATAAAAATAAAACGAAATTATATATAAAAACTCAAAGAACAAATGATACAGAAGATTTCTATGGTTCTATTTCAAATATTTTAAATGAATATATTGGCTTTGCTATTTTAAAAGATATCTCTACAGTATTCAAAGGTATAAAAGTACCAAAAATAAATAAAATATCTTATGAGATTCAAAAAGAAGAAATACAAGAAATGTTAAATGCTGACGAAGTTAATTTTTCTAATCCTGATATGTTTATTAACAGTTCAATCTCTATGCAGTACATTGTTTCGAGTTTTAAAGCCAAAGCTAAGACACTTGAAAGAGCGTCTAAAGAATTAAAGGTTGCTCAGATGTTTCATATGTTTATAAACTATGCATTACCTAATATTCTTGTAGGTAATCAAGATGCTCACTCTGGTAACTTTATTACTAAAATGAATAAGAGGTTTGTAAAAGATTATTATATCATTGACCTCGGCAATGCTTTTGAAAAAACAAATGCTTTTAGTCTAGATGCTTTGAAAAAATTCTTTTTCATGGAAAAGAAAGCTGATAAGAACTCTAGAAAATTAAACAATCAAGAAAAAGATGTCGTTAAACTTGATATGAGAAGACTTGTAGAAAAAAAAGATAACTATGCCATGAAAGTAATAGAAGTTTTTAATAAACAAAGTCAATATCTTTTAAATAAAGATTTTAGTCCAATAGTAGATAAACAAATAGATTCTTTTACTATTATGTACAAAAAAGCTTATAGAGATTTTATTACAACAGTAGATAATCTACAGGAAGATCAATATTTTGCAGACGGTTTTGAAAAACAAGAATTAATGAAAAATATAGAATCAGGGTTGGAAGATAGATTAAGTGAAATAAATTTTATACGAAAAAAATATAAAGATATATTAAAGCACAATAAGCTTTCAGTTAAAAGAGTAGTTGAATACTTGAATGGATTATTAAATTGAATAAATCATTTATAAAAGAAATACGAGAATATTCTGAAAGAGTAAGGATGGAAAACTCTAAAAAGATCAAAGACGTTGATTATGAGGGTTATTCGACTGATATCATATCTTATAAAAATAAGAAAAAATTATTTATCAAGACTCAGAGAAATGATGAAGGTAATAGTTTTATCGCTACAGTAGAACCTATTTTGAATGAATATGTTGGATTTGCTATTCTCAAGGATATGGCTACAGTATTTAAAGGTATCAAAACACCACAGGCAACAAAAATTTCTTATGAAGTAGATGATGAAATTATTGCATATAAACTAGAAGGTTCTAAATATTCTGGTGATGAATTAACTGCTATATTAAATGAACATATTAAGATGGAATTCATTACTTCTAGTTTTAAAGTTAAAGGTAAAACACTTGATAAAGGTTCAAGAAAAATGAAATTTATTGAGATTTTGAATATGTTGGCAAACTATGCTTTTCCAAATATTCTTATAGGAAACCATGATGCTCATTCAAAAAACTATATTGTAAAACTAAGTAAAAAAGCTATTAAACAATATTACATTATTGATCTTGGAAATGCCTTTCAAGATGCTTATGTTCAATCATTGGACGGTTTGAAGCATAATTTGTTTTATGGAACTGACCCTAAATTAAAAACTCAAGATGAAAAAGATTTTTATAATAATAACTACCTAGATGAACTATTTGATGAAAACAATCCATACCTTCAACAATTAATCAAAAGATTTCAGAAACAATCAGAATATATTAATAGTAAAGACTTTAGTTCTATAATAGATAGACAAGTAAATCTATTTATTCAAATGTACAAGAAAGCATTTATTGAATTTTTAAAAGCTGTAGATATTGTAGATTCTTTGGATAATCCAACAAAAGTACAAGAATTTTTAAAACAAGAATTAGAAGATAGAATAAAAAGTCTAAAAGAAATGAAAAAAGAATACAAAAATATTATAATAGATAATAAAAAAGTATTAAAAAAGATTATGGATTTTTTTAATAAAAATTTAGAAGGAAACAAGTAGTGAAAGAAAGTTTTTTAAGCAAAATAACAGAATATTCAGAAGCGAGTTTGAAGGCTTTTGAAAAGAACAAGAGAGATAAATTTAGTTCAGGTATTCTTGCAGCTACTTATGCAGTTGCAAAAAACAATGATATTGGTATTCTTACAGCTAGAGGTTCACAAACTAATCATAAACCTATGACCAATTTATTTGCAAAAGTAACTGGAAAATCTATAAATAATGAATATAATTATTTTGTAAATGATACTGATCTTTCAAAAAGACTTTCGTTTTGTGGTAGAGATACTGCTATGAGAAAACTACATATTCTAGTTGAATATGCTACTGGTTTTAAACTTAATGAAGATGGTACAAACACTACAAGAAAAAAATTCGCATCTGTAAAATTTTATGATGACGAAGATAAAAACTTAAAAATCTTGGAACTAGATTATTTTAATTCTTATCTCAATAAATTAAAAGAATATATGGTATCAAAAAATATAGATGAAAAATCTATAAATGCTCTTTTATCTAGAATAAAAGTAAATAAAAAAAATATCGCAGTATATAATATTTTTGATTTCGATGCTTCAAAACTAGAAGGAACTTCTGGTCTTAATATGTTTATCAAAAAGATGAAAGCAAAAATGAAAGGTGGAAAGATTCACTTCTTTGATCTTGATGGTACAGTATTTACACACTCTGTTAAAATGTTTGTAAACAAAGATAATAAATCTTTATTTGCTATTACTCAAGAAGAATTTGCTACAGATAAAGTAATGGGAAATGCTGGCAAAATTCTTTCTAAAGAAGAAATGCAACAAAGAAAAGAGTATGATGTTGCAAGCCTTATAAAGAAAGGTAAAGCAGGCTCAGAAGGTTATAGTATAGACTTTAAATATTTTAGAGATGAAGATTCGATCAAAGATCAAGCAAAAATTGAAAACTTGAAACAAAAGAATGAAGAAGATGAGTAATATTTTAGAAAATGCCAAAGTGCAAGTTATAAAAGAAAGTTACTTATATTTATTGACTCCAACTTTATTTTATAGAGTTACCAAATATAATCCACATTTTAATGAATTAAAAAAACTTGACGGTCAAACTATAAAATCAATTGAACTTTCCCAAAAGCCAATAGAATATGAATCCAGCGACGATCAAACAAAAGATGGTAGAGTAATTGAGAATAATACAAAAATTATAATATCAAAAAATTCTAATAATCAAGTTGAAGAAGCTACTACAATGTCAGCAGACATGATGACTGGATTTGGGCCAGCACCAGGTGGTGGTTTCAATATGCCATTAGAAGCAGCCAAACATATAATGAAATCTAAAAAAAAGAAAAATAAAGATTCTTTCATGGGAAAATTTATTGATCTTAATTTAAAGAAGAACGAAAAAAGTATTTATTTTTTATAAGGAAAAAAGGTTGTAGATAATGGAAAATTTAGGAGATTACTTAGACAGTTTGGTTGCAAACTACTTTGAAAATTTTGGTGTTTCGGAAGAAGACAAAAAAGACAAAGAGAAAACAAAGAAAAAACCAGCAAAGAAAAAAGTTGTTAAAAAAGAAACCGAAGATGAAAAAACAGTTTAAATTTTATTACGAAAAAAATAACATGATTAAATTCCTTGATAAGCAAATAGCTATCATGGAAAATCAAGAATATTCAGAAACATTAATTTCTGGATTGAGTAATGTTGTTAATAATGTAGTGAATAAATTTGATGAATATAAAAGTCAAATAGATAAAACAGTTGGTGGTGCGAAACGTGGTGCTACTAATGTAAAGACTGCTTTCAAGTCGGGTAATAGAGAGTGGTTCTTTCTAGATACTATAGATAAACTTCTTGAGATTAAAGATGCCGGAGACTATTCAGAGTTAGGCGGAATTAAACCTGCGGATTTATTTGAAGTATTTGGTGCCAATCAAAATCTCTATACTATTTTTACAAAACAATTAGAAGAATTAAAAAAGAAATATAAAAAAATATATGAATCTTTTTTTGCTAAAAGTCCAGAGAATAGTAAGGTGCTGAAAGAAAAGAAGTCTATGCTTCAAACTATTAATGTTTTCGTCAAAGCATCTGGTATGGGAGAGAATGGAAAACAAGAGGAACTTACAAGTGCTATTGTTGATCTTGTAGATGAATCTTCACAACTAGCTTCATTTGGGCCAGAACAATATGCTAAAGAATTAAAAGATTTGGCAAATGGTATTATACCCGAAGAAAATCCTAGTGAACAACAAGCAGATGGAACTATTAATTTAAACAAGCCAATAAATAAAACTCAATTACTCAGTGCTATGAAGACTCATATGGCTTCTGATGATTCAAAGAGTGGAATATTAAATTCTAAGATTTATAGCTTTCTGAAAATGACTAAGGATTATTTTGTTAAAGCTAAAAATCTTCAAGAATTTAATCAGACTGTCAACAATCAATTAAAAACTCTTGAGAGAACTATTTCTCAAAAAACAAAGAAAAACACTAAAAAACCTCAAAATTAACTTGACAAAAAATTTTCAATAGACTATAATGAGTCTATGAATCTATTTTTAGTAGACTATGATGTAAACAAGATTGCTGAATATTATTTCGATAAGCATGTCTTAAAAATGACATTAGAGACAGCACAATTGTTATCAACTGCACACAGATATGTTGATGGCTATATGGTCATAGAAAGAATTAAAAATAGAAATTACAAAAGATGGCATTTAATTGACCCTTGTATGCAAGATGCTTTATATAAGAGTACTCATGTAAATCATCCTACAGCCAAATGGATTAGAGAATCAACATATAATTATAATTTTGCTTATGACTTGTTTATAGCTCTTGCAAAAGAATATGAATATAGATATGGCAAGCCGCATTTATCTTATATTAAATTAAAAGACTTGTTAAAAAATCCACCAAAAAGATTAACCAAAATAGGAAGTTTTGTTTATATGCCAGAACAGTTTCAGGCTATACCTATTGAATATAAACAAAAAGATCCAGTAGAAGCATATAGAACTTATATTCTATTAGATAAGCAACATCTTTTCCATTGGACTAAAAGAGATATACCTTATTGGATTCCAAAAAATCTTACATTAGAGTATAAAAAACGCAAAAAACTTATTGACAACAAAAGTCTATAGTGATATAATTAAACAAAAGAATACAAGGACAATACAGTGGATCAACGAATACAAATCACAACAAATAGTTTCTATGAAGAAATTAAAAGAATAGAGAAAGAAAAAGAGTATTATGCCAAATTGAATTTGATTGATAAAAGTCAATTAGGAACTCAGTTGATGGAATTTTATACTATTAGTGATTATATTAGTAAACAAATTTTTATTGAAAATAATTCAATAAAAATCGACGAATATAAAATAGAAATTAAAAAACTAATCAATGAAGTTATTTCGTATTTCGGATATATTCCAGATACAGAAGTTATTATGGGTGATTTTCTTGGAAGCCTTGTTTCAAGTAATTACAAATTACTCATTACTTATTTCAATTATTTAGATCAAATGATTAAAAGTTATCAAGCTGAAAAAGATCATTTAATTGATGGACATGAATTTGAATGGGATAGAGAAATTGATTTCTTTGAATCCATGAATATTCAAAATGATTGTTTGCATAAAACTATTATAACCTATAATGATTTGGATGCCGATTTTGCTGAGTTTGAAAACGAAATCAAAGTGGCGATTAAAACTGATCCAGAATTGACAAAAGTTCTTGATTATTTAGAAGAAAAAATATATATAAGAGATTCAAATGAAAACAGCCAAAACTAAACTTAAATTCTCATCTATAACAGAAAAAGAAGTTAAGAAAATTAAAAGAGAACCAAGATTGTTTGCGGAACTTCTTAGAGATAATGAGAATTTTATAAATAAAATTATTCACAAAATAAATAAAAACAAAGATGAAGATTATGAATATTTTCTAGATTCTTTTCAAGATGGTTCTATAGGATTATGGAATGCTGTAACTACTTATAAAGGCACTAAGTCAAAATTTTCGACTTATGCCTATACTTGTATTTACAATGCAGTATTACAAAAAGTTCAAAAGAATGATAAGAAAAAAGCAGACGATATATCTATTGAAAAGTTTATTCAAAACACAGATGATGGTGGTTCTGAATATTATGAGAATAGATTTATTTTTGATTATTCCGATCCATATAGTCAAATTGATAAACAAATTGATGAAGAGATTATGTTATCTAAAATGAATGAAAATGATACTATTATTTACAATTCTAGAATACAAGGATTATCTTTGAAAGATACTGCTGAAAAAGTGGGTATGAAATTTAGCACATTCAAAGTTTACTACTACAAAGTATTCTTAAAGAAAATGAAGGATTTATTAAAGTAGGAAATAAAATGGCAGAAAAAAAAGTAGAAAAATTAAAAGATTATTTCTCTTTCACATGGTTAGAAGAAGATGAAAAAGATGAAAAGAGTGGACTGATTCAAGTAGGTGTTACAGAAAAAGGACAAGCATTTCTAGAAGCCAAAAAGAAAGCTGATCTAACTTTCAATGAAGATAAATACTTAACTGATTTAATCGTAAAAGCTCTAACAAATTATATAGATAAAAACGAGAAGGTTCAATCGGGAGAGATTGATGAAGATAATAAGGGATGAGTTTTTCACAGTCCCAGAGAATATTATAAGAAGTTTTTTGACAGATAACTTTTCGATCATAAAAGAAGATGCTAAGAATTTTAGAATTAACTCTTTATTTGAAACGGATTCAGAATTAAAACTTTGGGTTAGCAAACATAAGAATGGTGTATGGCAAGATTATAAGGCTCAGAAAAAAGGAGACTTTATAAAATTTGTACAATATACATTAGATTTTGATAGTTATGGGAAAGCAAAGATGCATTTAATAAAAAATTATTTCTTTGCTTCAAAAACTATACCTTCAACTTATATAGCTCAAAAGAGAAGCAAAGAAATAAAAGGATTAGAAATACCAGAAGAATTTGAAAAATTTGTACCTAGTGAACATAGTGAGTATGCAGAGTATTTAAAAAGTAGATATGTAGATTATACTAATCTAAAGTTATTTGTAGATGTAAAAAGAAAGATGGTAGTTTTTCCTGTTTATATGTATGATACATTAGTTTATTATGTGGCAAGAAGTATAAGAAAAAATTCTTATATAAGATATCTCAATGCAACTACAGAAGGTCAAGGATTTGTGTATGGCTTAGAAAATATAGATTCTAGTTCTATAGTATTTATTTTTGAAGGTATATTCGATTCTCTTATGGTAAAGAATGGTATAGCCATTCTTAGTGCTAATAATGTGTCTGAAGACCTAGTAGAAAATTTATTAAACAAAAACCCGTATAAAATTTATATAGTAATGGATAATGATAAAGCTGGAAAAATAGCCAGAGAAAAACTTATCGAATTATTATTTAAAAAGCATAACCAATTATATATTTTTAATTGGAACAAAATCCAAAAAAAGGATATATCAGATGTTAAAGAAAAATCTAATGGAGAAATAGATATACAAAAAATGATTATAGAAAACAGTGAATTAGTAGATTATAAATATAAAATTAAAAAGATTATGGAGACGAAGTGATGAAAGTTAAAAGATTAAATATGCACGAATTGGAGAAAGATATCTTTCAAGCATTCTTGCAATCAAAAAAAGTTTGGATCACTTTTGAACAACACATAGAATCTGCTTTTTTTACAAAAAAGATAGATCAGTTAATGTTCACAATATTTCAAAAGTATTGGACTAAGCATAAACATTTACCGACAAAAAATCAATGTATTACATTTTTGAAAAAACTAGAAGGTAATCCTGGTGCAAAAATCTCTATTACAGATATTGAAAATACACAAAAAATCTTTGATAGAATTCAAACTAATCCTTTAGTAGATCATGAGATTCAACATATCAGTGATGAATTAAAAGCATTTATTAAAAGAAGTAAATTAGAAAAGGCATTGTATGAAAGTGCGGCTGATATCGAAGATGAGACTAAGTTCCCAGAAATAGAATCTAAAATTAAAGAAGCTATCCTTTGGAAAGAAGACGTTAGTTTAGGAGTTTCTATTGCTAAAGATATTGATAAACGATATGATGAATTAGAAAGAATCTATACAAACGTAATTAAAACTCCATGGCCACAGTTAAATGCTAGTCTTGGTGGAGGATTATTTGAAAAAGAAATTGCTTGTATTATAGCACCTTCAGGTGTTGGTAAAAGTATTGTGCTTTCCAACGTAGCTACGCATGTATTCTCTAAACTACAAAAAAAAGTTGTTTATATATCACTTGAACTTTCTGAGGCTAGATTGGGCCAAAGATTAGATGTTTCGATGACAAATATTAAAATGGCGCAAATTGTAAAAGAAAGAGAGGCTGTAAAGAAATATTGGTATAATATTATGAAAGATAACCCTGGAGAGTTAAGAATGAAAGAATTTCCTACCTCTTCTGTAAATTCTAGAGATATTGAAAATTATTTATATACTCTTGAGATTTATGAGGGCTTCAAACCCGATATTATCATTATTGACTATGCTGATATTTTAAATCCAAATGAAGAAGACAAAAAAGGCGGATCGTATATCAATGCTGGTAGAGTGGTAGAACAAATGAGAGGTTTAGGTTATATCTATTCTTGTCCAATTCTTACTGCAACTCAAAGTAATAGAGGCGGTTATAATATTGAGATTGGTGATTTTAACGAAGTTCATATTGGTGAAAGTATGAAGAAACTTTTTACACTAGATTCTTTAATTGTTTTGAATTCTACGGATGCACAACGATTAGTTGGAGAAGCAGATATGAAACTTCTTAAATGTAGAAATGGAGTAAAAAACTCAATAATTAATTTCACTGTAAAATATGAATATTTTAGATTAGAAGAAATGTAATAATTTTACCTCTATGTTGATATATTAAATATAGAGGTAATCATGATACAAAATATATCGCCAGAAGAAGTAGAAAATCTAAAAAAGAAAGTCAAAGAAAAAGAGACTGTAGAAGTTTTTAGAGATACTGCGGATGTAAAAACTCCAACTAATACTATTGAAGATGTACAGCTTAAACAAAAAAGCTCTGTGTTTGAACCAAATCCAGTAAAATATAGATTATTAACAACAAACAATGTAATCAAAAAGAATTTAACTTCAAATGAAGAAATTTTCATAAGACGTATGGGTGGTGAAGAAGATATTCACTTACAAAGTATGTTATATACAGAAAATATATTTGAAGTAAATACTGCAATAACTAAAATTATTGAAGGGTGTATAAAGTCTAATATAGATGTAAGAACTATTCCCATTCTTGAAAAAATTCCATTATTTTTATTTATTCTTTCTATTTCACTTGAAGATAATTTTGATGCGGCTCCTATTCCAGGTTGTAAAACGTGTGATGACGATACAAAAGTCTATCTTAAATTCTCAGACTTTGAGAAAATTTACATGCCTAAAGATTCTCAAGACTATCCTAAAAAATTAAAATTACAAACTTATAAAGATGCTAATATAAACATAGAATTGGAATTACCAAAACTAGGTTCTGAAGGTATGTTTCTTGAAAATTCTAAGAATAAACAAGAATATATTCAAAAGTTATTACAGATCATTTCTAACATCTACGGTACTAAACCCGATGGTGAAGAGGTTCGTAAATCAGATTGGGTAGAAATTATAAACTTCTTAGATATAGATGATAAAGAAGCAATAAAAGAACTTCAAGATAAGTGGGCAGAAGATTATAAGTTATCAAGTGATATAAAAATAACGCATTGCACTAATCCAGAATGTTGTATGCTAAAAACAAACACTAAAGTAAATTTTAATATGTATGAATTGATGAGAAAGTTTTTATTGAATATGGTGAAAACCGATCAAATAATTTTAAAAAAACCTTTGAATGAATAAAATTTATAAATATTCTAAAATATTAAATCTACCTTCCAATGGTTTATCTTATGATAAATTCTGTTTTGTGTCTCCTTTGACAAATTCATTTTTTTATGCAATAAATGATATTCTTATCACACGAAACGAAACGGAGTTTATAGCCTCGATTTTAAATCATTTGATAGAATTAGAGATTTCTGTTTTGGATATGTATTTTTTTGATTTAATATTTATTTGGCAATATGTTTATAATACTGCTTTTTCTATTTCTTCTATTGAAAAACATCATTATTGTGAATATTGCAGAGAATCTAATGCTTTATCTATAAAGTCTTCACAAATTGAAATAAAAAATTTAGAAGAAGGTGCTAGTAAATATTTACTTTTTGAAGAAAAAGTAAATGATAAACAAGTTGATTTTGTTTTTGATAGAAGAAGAACAAAACACAATATAGAGAGTTCTCAATTAAATTTGAGATATTCTTTTAAACAAACACAAGAACAAGAATTAAATGATGAAGAAATTATGGATTTTACTTTAAATCTAATACTACCTCAACTCATTGAGATTAGAATAGATAACGTAGTTATAAAAGAAAACTTTAAAGAATTGATATTAGATATGAGCAAGTATCACAAAAAAGGTGCCTTACTTGTTTATAATATTTTTAATAAATTATTTGATAATGTAGATTTTGGTATTATGAATAATTTAAGCTATAGTTGTAAAAAATGTAATAAAAAAAATAAAATAAGATTAGTAGATATTCTTAGCTCTTCTATATATGATACAAAAATTGTAGAGAGAGGAAATAGCATAATGAATTATTTCACATTTACAGATACAAAATTAATAACTTTTGAAGAGATACTAAACATACCAATTTATTTGAATGATGTAGTATTAAAACAATTAACAGAAACAGTAGGAAACAAAAAAGAAAAAAATTACAGCACTCCAGAAGAAATGGGTGTTGGTATAGGTGGAGTTTAAATGTATTATATAAGCAAAAAAAGACAAGAAGAAATGCAAGAAAAAATTAATAGGTTCTATGAGATTATTGATTCTGGCATTGAGAAAAATCATGAAACAGATAAAATAATGTCTGAGTTGTATAAAGATTTTGATAAACTAATTATTGGTATTATTCGTACACCAATGTATAAATTCTATCAATATGGTATCGAAGATGATGAACTCATAGCAGAAGCTAGATTTCAGATTTATCTTTCTATTATGAAGAAACAATGGGACCCGACTAGAGGTGCTTCTCTATTTTCTTTTTATTCTACTGTAGTAGCTAGAAATCTTAGAAATTTTACTAAGACTTTTAATAAAAAGAAAAATAGAAATATCTCTACTCCTATTGAAGAAATACTGAATGAAGAGTTACTTTTTTGGAATGCAGATTTTCAAGAAGACTTTGTAAATAACTATATTTTTGATGAGATAGAAAATTATTTCAAACATAATGAAAAAGAGAAGTTTTTAAAACTGGCCCAAACATTTAGAAACTATTTTCTTGAAAATAAACACGTAAAATTTAAAAAGAAAGATTTTATAGCTTTTGCAAATTCATTCGGTTATTCACAAAGTTTCTGCAATACATTTTTTGATAATATCAAAAAAATAAAAAACCTTAGAAATATGTGGTCTGATTTGTTTGAAGAAAACTTCAATTCAAATAACAAAATTGTTTATAAAAATAGAGAAATATTGTAAATATACTATATGGCATATAATTTATTTGAAGAACTAGAAAAAATAACAAAAAATCATTTAGTTGATTTTTTTGAAGAATCATCGGACAAAGTAGATGAAGTATCATTTAGTGCGGAAGCTATCTCACCAGATAATATTTCCATAAGCTCTAATGTACCAGATTCAGATACTTTTACTGATTTTATATCTGTAATAGATAAAACTATGATGAATTCATTTGTAGATTTATTTAAGAAAGGTAAAAATGTTGAAGGTTCACTTATTAGTCTTTCTTTTAATTATAAAGATGCAAATGTTTCTATGGATTTAACTGCAAAGAAAAGTTCTAAAGATATAACTAGAAGTTATAACAAAGAAGTAGATTGGTATTCTATTTCTATGGCAAGTCTTACTATCAATTCAGTAGATAAAGCTTTCAATGATGATAAAACTTATCTTCAAAGAATACAAGAAAAAATTAAAACTAAAAAAATCAAAAATGATTCACCAGAATATTTTGTTAATCTTTTAACAACTATTAGAGTTTTACTTGAAAAAAATGAAGATAGAAAGAAAATTTCTAAAGAAAAATTGGATGATACTAAATGAGTACAAATGCAATAAAAATAGCAGACTTATCAAAAGCCCTTGATACTGTAAAAGAAATAGAAAACCTTACAGCAATTTTTAATCATGCTATCAAGTTGCTTACAGAAGATAAAGCAGAAGCAGATAGATTCTATGAAGAGTTGATGAATGCTTATGAAGAAGTTCGTGGGTTCTCAACTGTATCTGAAGATGGGATTATTGAAAAAGCTATAAATGAATGCTTAAAAAACAAAAATGAAATGGGTAAAAGACTTGAAAAAATTCAAGATAATATAACTCGAATTATTACTACAAAATTAACATTAGAAGCCAATATTGAAATGAATAAACTTGGCGCTAATACTCTCAATAAGCCTATAAATATTTCTGATTTTAAAAACTAAAAAAAAATAAATTTTTTTTCTTTTGATGGATAAAATAATATTAGAAGATGTCGAAAGAGTCTTCAAAATATTTAACTGTCGAAAGAGGTAAAACGATGAAAAACAAATATTTTAATGACTATCCTATGAACACAAGTGTAGAAATGGAATCATTACTTCCAGCTAGATTACTCGAAACTTTAGAAGAATTTGATAGAGTAATAAGCCCAACTCCATTTGTATCAACAAAAGCAAACTTTCCAAAAATAAATATCAAAAGAAAAGAAGATGTTTATACTGTAGAAGTTGGTTTGGCCGGCTACAAAAGAGAAGAAATCACTGCTGTTATAGAGGGTAGAAATTTAATCATCTCTCACAAAAAGTCAGACGATGTAAAAGAAGAAGAATACTTTATTAAAGAAATGACTAAAGGTTCATTCAAAAGAATTATCAATATTCCTAATTTTATTAATTTGGAAAATATTGAATCGGAATTTCAAAATGGTGTTCTAAAAATTACAATGTATGTAGCAGAAGCATCTAAACCAAAAATCTTAAAATTCTAGTTTTTGTTTTGAACAGGGATGCCATATCCCTGTTCAATTAAAAATCTACTCTCCTCTGTAAGTTCAATGTGATTAGCCCCTCCACCAAAAAGAAAGTGTTTGGCCCTTGTAACATCATCATTCTCTTTTACAGCTTCTAGTTCCTCTATCTCTTGTTTTAATTTATTTTCAGAAAAGAAAAACACTTCAGATAAAAATATAAATTCAGCAAGAGCCATTGTTAAATCATCATTAGCCCCTTCAAGTGCTTCTACCCGACCTCTAGCATTATAACCAAAATTTCTAAGTTCATTTAAAGTTCTAATACTTTTAATTTTTACTCGTTTCTCTTCATCATACATAGTTTTTTCAAATACACCAAGAACATTACCTCTGTTAGTACCCATAGGAAATCCTTCTACATACTTATGTTTAGATATTTTATGAAAGTAAAATGTTTCTGGATGTGACTTTCCAAATTCTTGGCATAATGTAACCCCAAGTCCAGTTCTTTCTATACAAAATTTTGCATTGTTATAGTAAGCTACGACTTCTTTTAAAATATCTCTTAATACAGGAGTACTTACTTTACCTTTAAATTCCGCAACTTGTTCCATAGTATCAAGATCAATAACATGAAATCCCGAATAATCCGTAGATCCTCCCGAAGAAACGTCGGCACAGACACCATAATAATGACCTGGGAATGGATCATGCCAAACCCAAAAACCTTTACAATATCCGATTGATTGTTCAAAATCATCATTTATATCTGCAAAATTATCGAAATCTATTGGAACACCATATTCATCTACTTGAGTTTGTCTTATGAAATCACATCTTTTAGGATTTTCTACTGTTATTGAATTCAATATATCCGTAGAGAGAAAAGCATTTTCCATTTGACTATGAATGATACCTCTAATCTCTATATCGTATTTTCTTTGGCCCAAAGTCTCTAATTGTTCTGCGTGCCATTGGGGGTCTTGATAAAACGGAATATCATCTGTTTCTATTTCTATAAGGCAATATTGAGATTCTTTAGGTTCTTCTTTTGCTTTATTAAAGATTCTCATATATTCATTATCAACTGTACCTGATTCCGGTAATGTAGAAATAATAAATAATTGTGATGGTTGTGTTTTATCTGTGAATGGAGCTTTAGAACCAGGCCCTAAAGACGGTGCAGACCCTCCCAGGAGCTTACCAGCCGTTCTTTTTGGATAAAAGGCATACTCATCTAGTACAATCATAGAAGGTGTACCAGATCGAGAACCTTTCTCTGTATTTGGTTTACTTTTTATACTAGAACCATTTACAAAGTGTATTGTACTTTTATTTTTCTCTTGTGTTTCACTTTTAAGCCACACTGGTAGATTATCATACATAAATTCCATTTTTTCAAGATATTCATTAGCTTCATCTTGGCCCAAAGAAAATACATTTATTGTTTGCCCTTCAAAAAAAAGACTTCTCCACAAATCATGTGATTGTTTCAAGGTTGAGCATCCAGTTTGTCTTGTTTTAAAAAATATAAAATATCGTGCCATGAGAAATTTGATTGCCGCTTTTTTTTGCCACTTATAAGTGTTCGTTACAGCAGGAATAGGAATACCTATTGGTGATTTAAAAAATACATAAGTAAGAAGAAAATATAAAAAACCCGTAGGCATAGCAATACATCTTTCAACTTCTTTTTTAGCTTGTTGTATGCTAGGTGAGTTTAAATCTATCTTATCTGGATTTGGTACTACACCGAATGCTAATTTTTCTATTTCTTTTTCGCTTAATTGTAAGATCATATAGATTATATTTGAGAATTTCTATCATTTTTTATTAAATATAATTGGATACTATAATCTAAGGTGAAAAAATGAATGATAATAAACAATTTTGGAATGATGTAAATAAAATATTACAAAAAGATATATTTGATCCTGAGATTCTAGGCTCTTTAAATTCCAAAAATACTAAAAAAAGCAATCAGCAAGCCGAGACTGTTTTAGAATTAGATGATGAAAAAAATAAAAAATTTGCTGAATTACTTAGATCAATCAATTCAAGCACCAATGATAAAAATAGCAGATATGACAGAATAGATAAAATTCTTCTTAATCCCGAAATAGATGGCTCAATGAATATCTATGCCGACGAAGCAACTACACAGAATGAACATGGAGAAGTTATCAATTTAATTTCAGCAGATGAAAAAGTTGTAGAAATAGTTCAAAACTTATTTGAAAGAATAGGTGTCCCAGATAAATCGTGGAGCATAATTAAACATATGTGTTCTTATGGAGATAGATTTGATGAGATAATTTATCAAGCCGATGGTAAAGGTATTCATTCTTTAAGAGAATTGAATAAAAGATTAGTTTTTAGAGAAGAAGAAAATAATATTTTAAAAAGTTTTTATATTTCAAAAGAAGGTGCCAACAAAGATGATGGTTCTCAAATACAAATGTTTCACTACGATTCACAAGAGAGTGATAAAAAATTAAGAATTTTACCTTATAGGATTTTACATTGGAGATTAGATAATACAAAATACAATCCTTATGGTCAAGCAATTGTAGACTCGGTAATGTCTGCAATCGAAGAATTAAAGTTATTACAACAGTCAGTAATTCTTGCTAGAGTATCAAGAGCGCCAGAAAGAAGAATCTATAGAATCAATGTTGGTCAACAAACTGGTCAAGGTGCTATTCAAGCCGCAAAATTAATTATAGAAAATTTCAAGAAAAAAAGAGTTGTAGATATTACAAACAATACTACAATCAATAGAGAAGTAGATGTTTTAACTGGTTCTGAAGAAATTGTTATTCCTTATAGACAAGGTGAAGAAGCTCATACTATTGATACTCTTCCACAACTTCAAAATTCAGGGGTAGAAGATTTAGAGTTTTTTAGAAGTAGAATTTTTCCTGGTCTTGGTATTCCAAGGGCTTATTTATTTGATGATACTTTTGCTAACTCAAATACCAACCTTTCAAATAAATCACTTCCATTCGCAAAAAGAATTCAAAGAGTTCAAAGATATTTTATTCAAGGTTTGTATAAATTAGCTATTATTGAATTACAATTGAAAGGTATAAAATCTAAGAGATATGAAGACCTTACAATTACAATGAATAACCCATCTAACTTGATGGAAATTCAAAGATTAGATATAGCTACACAAAGATGGAATTTAATTCAATCTATCAAAGCAAATAACACAGAAATTGTAATGGTGCCAGATTATTGGATTTACAAAAATATTCTTAATCTTTCAAATGAAGAAGTACTTGAAATGCTGTTGCTTGGAGCCGCACAAAAGAATAATAAAAACATATTTGATTACCTTCCAGAAGATCAAAGACCTCTAGGATTTGAACAGTTAGATGAATTTTTAAGTATTGCTCCTAACGGAGAAGAAGGAGATACAAGTGGTGTTCCAGGTGGTGGTGATCTTGGTAGTGACGGCGGAGATGATGATACGGCAGCGGCGGAACTTGATGCGGCGGCGGCAGAAGGGGGATTTGAAGAACCACAAACTACAGATACCGAGACTCCGGATGCTGAGACTGATACAAATGCAGAGACTGATACAAATGCAGAGACTCCAGAGTTAGCTTCAACAACTATAAAGATAAAAAAAGGTACTGCTATTTATACAGAAGAATTAAAAAAACAAGCAGAAATGAGAAAGAAAGAATATTTAGAAAAACAAAAAGAAATGCAAGAGGCGGAGCAGGCTGTAAGACAATTGTTTTATGAAAAAGAAGAGTTGAAGAAAAATGTTTCTAAGAGAACTAAGATATTTTTTAATCTAGAATATTTTGAAAATCAAAATGAATTTATTGGTTTAAACAAAGTAAACCCAAAACTTAAATACAGTTATTATGGTGAAGATACTATTTTTATTCCAAATAAACAGATTACAAAGAAAAAAAAGACCTTGACAAAAAAGAAAAAATAGTATATAATAATAACTATGAACATAATTCACAGTAACAAGCATTTTAAAAGATTAGTAAAGAAAAATACTTTTACTGTTACGTTTACAAAGAAAACCACTGGAGAAGTGAGAGTTTTAAAAGGTACTACTGACATTGACTATATTATAGAAAATTCAGATTGGAGACCAACCTTAGCTCCTGCTAAACCAGAAAAGATTAGTAATAATATAACAGTATGGGATTTAGAAAAAAAGGCATGGAGAGCTGTAGATGTCACAACAATCACAGAACTTGTAATAGACAATAAAAGAGAGGATATTGTAGTAGGCACTATTCCAGCTTCTGCCGACTAATCAAAAATAAACAACACAACGATAAAAAGAGACTAAATATTTAGTCTCTTTTTTTTTGCTCTGATAAATATACTATGTGAAAATATTTTTAAAAGCACTTATGTTAGTTGGGATAATTCTGTCGGCTGTTGCCGCTTTTTATTCTATTGGTGGATTAGTTCTAATTTTTAAAGGCAGTCCGAATTCTATCATTGTTCTAGCAGTAGCTCTTGAATTAGCTAAAGTTATGATCTCAGTATATCTACATATTTTTTGGGGTAAAGCCAAAAAACTTCTACTTGCTTATCTTACATTTGCACTTATAATACTTGCTTGCATTACATCACTTGGTATCTTTGGAGCTCTTTCTTCTGCTTATTTTAATAGCACAGATACTACTGAATATTCAACAAAACTAAATACACTTAAATCGAAAATAGATATAGAGAATGGTAGAATAACAAATATCAATACTCAAATTGCGGCTATTAGTGCTGTGCCTAAAGAAGATAAACAAGATTGGCATTATTGGAAAATGAATACTCTATCTAAAGATGTAGGGAAAATTAGCGATACTATAGACAAATTGAATGATGAAATGCTACCATATAGAGTGAAGATGAATCAAATTAATTCAGAAGTTGGGCCTCTGAAATATCTTGCTGAATGGATTTATGGTGAAACAGAAAATTCTATAGATAAAGCAGTTCAATTATTTATTGTTATGCTTGTACTCGTATTTGACCCGCTTGCACTTTTACTTATATTTGCTAGTATCCATGGAAGTCATATAATTAATGAAGAAAAAAAAGTATCTTATCTTTTAAATAAAAATGAAGAAGAAATAGAAAAACTAAAAGATAAAGAACATTTAAAAGAAGTTAAACAAGAAATTAAGCATCATTCTGAATCTAGTATAGAGCCTATTGAAAAACCTGTTCAAGAAACAAAAGAAGAATCAGTTATAATACAGCAACCAAAAGAAGAAATAATGATTAAGCCTAGCGAATATAAAGCAGAAATTAAAAGCACTAAAAAGCTAGAACTAGAGCCAGAAGATAAATTAACACAAGAAGATGTAGAAGAATCTCTGAGTGATTTTGATAAACAATTAAAGAAGATTAGCTATTTAAAATAATGAAGACCTTTCAAGAATATTATATAGAACTAAATCTACCTAAAGTATCTCCAAAAGATTTAGAAGATAAATCGTTTACTCTTACAAAAGATAGAGACCTTGATGAAAAAGGAAATACTTTTTATCATCACAAAGGAATAACAATGCAACGATTTGATTTTTATCACGAAAAAAAAGTATGTGCTGTAAGTTTTGCTGATCTTGAAATAGGAGATGGTATTAAAGAAATAACTTTCAAAGCAGATGGATCCTATGTTAATATTATGGATTGGGAAAACCCTACTGAGTTTTTCAAAAAAGTTGCTGTTATAATTAAACACAGTGGCTTTAAAAAATTAGCTTTTTCACCATCTAAAACAATTAAAGATGATTCTAAGCCAACATCGGATTTATTTAGACAACTTCATTATTTAAAAACTAAAGGTAATATAAAAGATGAAACTAGGTATAAAGAATTACAAAAACTATTAAAAACAAAAAAAATCCCTTTTGATAAAACTATGTCTTATTTGGAACTTATGCATTATGCTTTAGAAGAAGCGGCTATCCTATCTGTAAAAGATAGTTCTAGAACAAAGTTGTATGCAAGAATTTTAAAAAGATTTGGTATCACATTAAAAGAATATGTATTTAATTCAGAAAATCTAAACGCTTATGCAGTATTTGAAGTACAATGAAAACATTTAAAGAATATTATAAAGAAGTTAAAAAGAAAAATCCTTGTTGGGATGGTTATGAAATGATTGGTACAAAAAAGAAGAAAAAGAAAAAAGTCCCCAACTGTGTACCAATAGCAGAATCAGAATATAAAGGTAAAAAAGTTGAATTAAATAAACCTTTTAGAACACCAGGTGGGCCAAAGAAATATTCTGTATATGTAAAAAATGATAAAGGTAATATTGTTAAAGTAAATTTTGGTGATCCAAAAATGGAAATCAAAAGAGACGACCCCGACAGAAGAAAAAATTTTAGAGCAAGACACAACTGCGAAGATAAAAAAGATAAAACTACTGCTGGCTATTGGTCTTGTAAATTCTGGTCAAAGAAACCAGTGTCAGAAATATTAAAAAAGTAGTATATAACAAATGATGACAAATAGTGGAACACATATTATACTTGATCTCGAATGGTGCGATAATGAACTAGCACTTGAGACTTTTTACTTCCGTAGAGAACTTTTAAATATTATAAAAGATAATGGAATGAATCCTCTCGAAGTAGTACAGAAAAATTTTAAAGAAAAATTTTGGCATCTTAAAGGTTATAGTTATACTGCTTTAATTTTACTAGAAGAGTCTCATGTGTCTATACACACCTTTCCTTTGGAATCAGAGAATAAAAAAGTTGCTATTGATATTTATACTTGTAATTACACTAGAGATAATAAAGAAGGAACTGAAAATATAGCTTCTTATTTCATTGAGTTATTTAAAGCTAGTAGTATTAAGAATCACTTAATGCTCTCAAGATAAGGTATAGAAAATCCTTACTCTCTCTCAGATTCATTATATCCGAGTAGTAGAGAAAATTTTTAAATTAATATACTAAATCATCTTGACATTAATTTTAGACTACTATACCCTTTCGGGTATATAAAACTAATATTTTAAGCAGCTTATACCCTTTCGGGTATAGTAGAATTTACTCTTGACAAAAAGTACTATTTTGTTGTATAATAGATACATGAAATTGATTAATAAAAAAACATACAAAGAAACACCTAAGTTAATTGAAACAATCCATACTTGGGAAGCAAAAAGACAAGATAAGAGAAATATAAAAGATCACGCAGTATTTCAGTCTATTTTGATTGTAGCTCTAATACTTGCTGGTATGATTTGTGGCAGAATATTAAACGATTCGGTTACTCGAAATCCAGCAGAACATAAACTAATACAAGATATTCCTGTAAGTGAAGAAAGATACATTCAACCAGATGTTGATTATTTTATTGAAAAGAAAGCAATGAAATATCAAGTAGATGCAATACTTGTTAAAAGTATTATTCAACATGAAAGCAGACATTATAAGTTTGCAAAAGGTTCTGCTGATGATGTTGGTGTTATGCAAGTAAGACTTATAAATATGAATAAGAAAGAATTAGCCGAACCATTTGAATATGATAATAATGTTGATGCAGGTGTTAGATATTTGAAGGGATGTATTGAAAAACATTCTAAATTAGATAAATCTATTTCTTGTTATAACATGGGATTAAATGGAAATTACAATTCAAAATATGTAAAACAAGTCTGTACAAATTATTTGTACTATGCTAAAATGTATAATAAACAGACAAACAAAAATTTTAAAGAGTGTGAAAAACAGATATGAAAAGAACAAAGCAAGATTACATAAATTTACTAGAAGAAACAATTCAATACTATTCTGAAAACCCAAGAGGTATAAATGATACAGTAGGACTTTGTCAATATAAAACAGACGAAGGTTATTTTTGCCCTGTTGGTAGATGTCTTACAGAAGAAGCATTTAATAATCAATATATTTTGGATAATAAAGGTGTAAGAGAACTAGATAGTTCAACTTTTCAAACACTCGTTAAACCACAATATAAAAATTTCAAATTAGAATTTTGGCAAGAACTACAACGTGTTCATAATTGGAATGAAAATTGGAATAAAGATGGTTTGAGTGACAAGGGTGAAAAACATATGAAAACTGTAACAATAGGAGATATACACGGAACTGGACTATGGAGAGAAATAGTTCAAAAAGAAAAAGATGCAGATAAAATTATATTTGTTGGAGACTATACAGATAGTTATGATAAAACAGATAATGAAATTTTTGCTAATCTAGAAGCTTTAATAAGCTTTAAAAGAGCAAATCCAAAAAAAGTTGAATTACTACTTGGAAATCATGATTGGCAATATATGTTTAATGACCCATGTTCAGGTTTTAGAAACTCAATGTTTACTAATCTGAATTTGTTTTTTAAACTACATAAAAAATTATTTAATATTGCTTTTCAATATAAAAACTTTTTATGGACTCATGCTGGTGTAAATCAAGAATGGTTTCAAGCACATCAATATACTTTTAAACATTATAATGAATTAATAAAAGGTGATTATCAAAATTTTGCTGATTTATTAAATCTTATTATAGACACAAATGCTTATCAAATTTTAGGCACTGTGGGAGAATCAAGAGGCGGAACAGGTTATACAGGCGGCCCATTGTGGTCTGATATTGCAGATAATACTAAATTCCCTTTATTGAATTATAACTTTGTTCAAATTGTTGGTCATACACCAGTAAGAACAATTTCAAAAGTAAATACAACATTGAATGATGATATAGTAGATAGACAATATTATTATGTAGATGTTATGCAAAGTAAATTTGAAAAATTAGAAGATTATTATTTAAAAATGGAGATATAAAAATGAATAAATTATTTACAGTAACACGAAGAGATTTAAGTCTCGGACAACAAACAGCACAAACTGCTCATGCAGTTGGAGAAGCTTCTATAAATTTATATAGAAATGGGAATTTTAATACTTTTATACAAACAACTCATGTTGTTTGCTTGACAGTAGAAAACGAATTTCAAATGCATGTAGCTATAAAAACGCTTAATAAAATAATGAACATGCATATCAATAAATTTCATGAACCTGATTTAAAAAATCAATTGACTTCTATATCTTTTATAGCTCACGAAAATATGGGTAAATTGTTGAAGAAAGAATTATTTGCAATAGGAATAGATTTGAAACTTGTTGGTGATAATACTAATATAAATAAAAAAGACCAAGAAGTCTCGATGTGTGAAAAGCAAAAACAAGAAGTAGCAGCAATGAAAGGTAAATTAAACTTTTTAGAACAAAGATTAAACGATATAACTGGTATAATAATAAGAAGTTAATATGATAAATTGGAAAATTAGAATTTTAGTTTATTTAATTACATTTGGATTAGTTATTGGTGTTATATTTAATAACACCAATAACTATAAGATTTCTCCTACATCAAAAAAATCAAACTTAGAAATGTATTGTACACATTATGAAGGTAGAAATTGGAGATGTATCGAAAGATAAAACAAGTAAAAGTATTTAAAGTTGGTGGTTGTATTCGTGATACTTTGATGGGAGTAAAATCTAATGACATAGATTATGTTGTAGAAGCAAACTCTTATGAAGAAATGAAACAACATATTATAGATTCGAATTGTAAAATCTATAAAGAATTCCCACAGTATTTTACTATTCGGGCTAAGTCAATTGTAGGCGAAGATGTAGACTATACCCTTTGTAGAAAAGATGGATATTATTCAGATAACAGAAGACCTGATGAAGTACGAATTGGAACACTAGAAGAAGATTTGAGTAGAAGAGATTTTACTATGAATGCTATTGCATTTGAGATTACAAATTCTTCTAGTCTTAAAATAGACAAATATAGTATTATTGATCCATTTGGTGGATATAAAGATATTAAAAATAAAATTATTCGTTGCGTTGGTGATACAGAGGAAAGATTCAATGAAGATCCTCTTAGAGTTATTAGAGCTTTGAGATTTTCTATTTTAAAAGATTTTAATCTTAGTAGAGAAATTTTGAATTACTTAAAAAGGCCATTTTTTTTACTTTCAAGATTGCAAACAATTAGTTCTGAAAGAATTGTCGTTGAGTTGAATAAATGCTTTACTTTCGATACTTATAGAACCTTACAAGTTTTTTTTAGAAAAGAGTATCGTGATCTTGATAGAATAATGAAGAGATTATTAGAAGATAAAAAAATAGATTTAGGAGCTACTTATCTTCCCGATAAAAAATAATATGGAAAAGAAAAAATCAATGATTCCGATTCATATATTTGTTATTGTAGATGCTATAGTTTTAGCTTTTTTACCATTTGGGTTAGATATGATCGGTAGTGGTAAACTATTTTTTTTTGCTAGTTGTATGTTTACATTAGCATTTATAGTTTCAAGAGTTCTATTTTATGTAGAAAAATTAAATAAAATTGAGGAGATTAAATGAGTTCAAAAGAAATGATAATCTTTTTTCTTTTGTTTCTTCAAGTGTTTACAACACTTTTCTTTTTAGGAGTAATTTCTCCATTAATGTTTTCGAGTACTAATAATATATTTGTAATATTATCACCTATTTTAACAATAGCGTGCATTCTTTCAAATTTTTATTACATACCAAAGATATTAAGTTTAAGAAAGAAAAAAGAAGAAAAAAGAGGAAAAAAAGAATGAGAGAAAATGACAGTTGGCTTAGTTTTAAAACAAAACTATATACGTTTATAATAACATCAATCGTGATTGCGTTTACCGTTGGAATTACCGGATGCGAAAAAGTACCCGCAGGTTACGTTGGAGTCAAGGTTTACCTATTAGGTTCAAACAAAGGAGTTGACTCGGAAGAACTTGGTGTTGGTAGATATTGGTTAAGTATCAATGAAGATTTATACCTATATCCGACTTTTACAAAAAACTATGTATGGACAGCTGACTCAGAAGAAGGATCAGAAAACAATGAGTCAATAAATATTCAAACCAAAGAAGGACTTACTGTAAACGCTGATGTTGGAATTCAATTTAGAATTGAACCAAATCAAGCAAATGAACTATTTCAGACTTATAGAAAAGGAATAGATGAAATTACAGATATAGTTTTGAGAAACGCTGTAAGAGATACTTTAAATAGATTGGCTAGTGGAATGACCAGCGAAGCTATCTATGGAGCAGGTAGAGTAGAATTAATTGAAAAAACTACTGATACTATACAAAAAGAGTTTTTTTCAAAGGGAATTCTTGTAGAGAAAATATATTGGACAGGAGATATGAGATTACCTATGAAAATTAAAGAAGCTCTCGATAAAAAAATCGAGTCAATTCAAAGGTCTGAACAAAGAGAGAATGAGTTGAGAGAAGCTTTGGCTCAGGCCCAAATAGATAAAGCGAAAGCACAAGGTCAAGCTGATAAAATTAGATTAGAGTCTACTCAGTTGAGACCATTGATGATTCAAAAGATGTGGATTGACAAATGGAATGGTTCGGTTCCTACTTATATGATGGGTGGAAACACTTCTAATATGATTATGATGACACCAGCCAAGTAAGAGTTAAAAATTAAAAGAGAGACTTTTGTCTCTCTTTTTTCTATTGACTTTTATTATATACAATGATAGAATATATATAGGTGAAATAAAATG